ACCGCCCCGTCGTCTCGATCGTCGGCGCGTGCCGGCGCTTCCGGGCGGTGGGCTTCATCCTCGCCCAGGAGGCGAAGGTCGGCCCCCCGCGCGATCTCTTCGGCGACGGGCAGCCCATGTGGGCGTACACGGGCGAGCTCCGCCCGATGGACGAGCTCCTGCCCTACCTCGACCAGCACTTTCCCGGCTGGCGCGACGAGGTGGGCTACGGGTGCCGCATGACCCGGGAGGAGGCGCGATGATTGCCGCCCTCATTCACCTCTGCGTCGTGCTCCTGATCCTCCTCGTCGTCTGGTGGATCGTGAAGATCGTGGCGACCCACTTCGGGCTCCCCGCGGTCGCGATCCAGGTGGTCGGCGCGATCTTCGCGTTGATCTTTCTCCTCTACGTCCTGAGCCTCTTCGGGATCGTCGTCCCGAGGGGCCCGTGAGGCACGACCATGGGACGCAAGGCCCAGCGCGCGGGGCGGGGTGGCAAGGCCGACCGGAAGAGTGAGGCGGCGCCAACGGCAAAGGCGCCGCGTGCTCCTCGTCCTCCTGGCCCTGGCGGGCCGCCGCCGGCCGCGATGGGCGCCGCCCCCGCGCCGCCGGTGCCCGAGCTCGGCATGGGCCCCGATCTGATGGGCGGGGGCCTCCCCGCGCCGCCGCCCGCGAATCCGGCTCCGATCCGCCGCCGCGCCGCGGGCGGCCCCGCGTACTGAGCGGTGGCGCGCGCATCCCGCGCGGGGCGCGGCCGGCCGGTCTCGCCGGCGAAGGCCGCGAAGATCCTCCACGACAAGGAGGTGCGGGGGCATCCCCTCACCGAGAAGCAACGGGGGTTCTTCGGCGCGATCGCCTCCGAGAGCCCGCCGCCCCGGAACGCCCCGCCTCGACGTCGGCGCGCGCGATGAGCGAGGCCCTCACGCCGCGCGCGATCGACGTCACCGTCGTCGAGTGCGAGGTCTGCCCGAAGCTCCTGAAATCCCGCGCGCGCATCGAGGAGCTCACCGAGCACCTCCACGGCATCTTGAAATCGCACTGCGAGTGCCCCGACTGCCGCGCGGCACGCCGGGCCGTCCAGGGGGCGCCGACCGACTGGCCCCACACCTGGACGCCGGCGCAGGCCATGCTCGCGCTCCACACGCCCTGCCCTCACTCGGCGATCGATCGCCCGAAGCGCCTCTGCGCCCGCTGCGTCGAGATCGCGCTCCAGATCGCCTACGCGGCCGGCCTCGCATCCCGGCAGCCGGAGACGCGCACGGCGTGAGCCAGCCCCGCGAGCCCCTGACCTACAAGCCGTCGATCATCCCGCCCGACGCGGAGGAGATCTGCCGCGGCGTCTGGCAGTGGGATCTGTCCTCGGGCGCGCGCGTCATGGCGGTCGGCCCGCAGGCCGATCCCCTGAAGGACTCGATCGAGTGGTGGGACGCGACGCGCGAGACGATGCCGCCCTACGAGTTCCTCCGGGAGTACGGCCTCGACTTCGGGAGCTACGGCGGCAAGCCCGTCTTCCCGGAGTACCAGGATCGCCTGCACTCGGCGACTCAGCCCCTCGCGTACGTTCCGAACCGTCCCCTCATCCGGGGCTGGGACGTGCCGGGTCCGGTCGGCGTGGTCTGGCTCCAGCGGATCACCTTGAAGCCGACCGGGCCTGGCTCGGGCGTCTTCGACGGCATCGTGCGCTGCCACATCCTCGCGGAGTTCCTGATGGACGGCTCGATCGAGGAGGCCGGCCGCCAGGCGCTCGCGATCACGCGCGAGCAGTTCCCGAAGGCGACGGAGGTCCTCGACTTCGCGGATCCGGCCGCCTTCGACAAGCGCGCGAACGAGCAGCAATCGGCCGCGGACATTCTCCGCCGCCTCTGCGGGATCCACCTCGCCCCGGGGCCGCGGACGCTGACCGAGCGGCAAGAGCCCGTGCGCCGCTGGCTCCTCGGCTCGGCGCCCGGCGCGCCCCAGGGCGACCCGCCCGGGAAGCTCCTCGTCGATCCCGGCTGCCCCCGGATCAAGGACGCCTTCCGCTCCGGCTACCACTACAAGATGCTGCCCGGCGCCCAGGGCCGCTATCACGACGTCCCCGAGAAAAACTGGGCGTCCCACCTGATGAACGCGCTCGAGTACGCGCTCGCGCGGCTCGAATGGGCGAACGAGACGGAATCGACGCCGATGGAGCCGCTCGAATTCCCGCACGCGCTCGGCGCCGTCACCGGCCCGGGCGTCCGCTATCGCGGAGGGCGCTGGTAGATGCCGCGGGAGCCCCGTGTCGCGCCGTCGGTCGGCTCCCCCGAGCACGCGCGGCTCGTCCAGCTCGTGCGCTCCCGGCGCGAGCTCTCGAAGCGCCAGCTCTCGCGCTTCTACCCGGCCTGGCGGAAGGCCGATCGGATCTACCGGCACTACGTCGACCCGGGCGAGGTCGATCGGGATGGCAAGCGCCTGTACCCCTGGGCGCGCGACGTCGTCGTGCCGCTCACCTTCGCGATCGTGCAGACGCAGCTCTCCTGGGAGATGACGGCCTTCACGCAGCGGACGCCGATCGTGCCGCTCGACGGCGTCTCCCCCGAGGACGTGAAGCCCGCGAAGGTCATGGAGCAGGTGCTCCAGCACGAGTGGACGACCGATCGCATGTCGCTCGCGCTCTACCAGTGGCTCCTCGATCGCCGGCGCTACGGCGTCGGCATCGTCTGGCTCAACTGGGTCCGCGATGCCACGCGCCAGTGGGTCGAGACGCCCCAGTCCGTGACCTTGCCGGTCCTCGGCATGGAGATCCCCCTCGGGACGAAGGGCGAGTGGGTCGACCGGGTGAAGTACGAGGGGAATCGGATCGAGCCGGTGGATCCGTTCGCCTTCTACGCCGATCCGCGCGTCTCCCTCGGGGAATGCCACAAGGGCGAGTTCGTCGGCTACCGGAAGCGCCGCCACTACAACGAGCTCCTCCTGATGCAGCGCGACGGCCAGTACGCGAACGTCGAGCAGATCCCGAAGGCGAGCGGCATCCTCGGCGCCGACACCTCCTCCCAGACCGAGCGGGAAGCGATCGGCCGGTCCGACGCGACGCTCGGGCAGTACATGAGCCAGGTCGGCCCGAACAGCTACGACTTCCAGGACAAGGGCGCGGTCACGCTCGACGTGATGGTGATCCGTGCGATCCCGAAGGACTACGGGATCGGCCCCGGCGCCTCCCCCGAGAAGGCCGTCGTGGTCCTCGCGAACGACGCCGTGATCCTGCGGGCGAAGCCCTTCGAGTACGACCACGACGAGCTCCCGGCGTGCGTCATGGAGCTCACCCCCGATCGCTACGAGTACTCGACCCCCGGCGTCGTCGAGCACATCGAGGATCTCCAGGACTACCTGTCGTGGCTCTGGAACAGCCACGCGCAGAACGTGCGGCGCACGCTGAACAATCAGTTCCTGGTCGATCCCTCGCTCGTCGAGATCGCGGATCTCCTCCAGCCCCAGCCCGGCCTCTTCGCGCGGCTTCGCCGGGAAGCGCAGGGGCGTCCCGGCGTCATGGACGCCGCGCTCAAGCAGTTTCCGGTCTCGGACGTGACGCGGACCCACATGCAGGACATGGATCTCGTCATCAACATGATGCAGCGGGTCGCGGCGGCGCCCGAGAACCTCCAGGGCATCCTCGCCGCCGGCGAGCGGACCCTCGGGGAGCAGCAGCTCGCCGTGACGAGCGCGCAGGGGCGCCTGCGGCTCGAAGCCCAGATGGGCTGGCTCCAGGGGATCGTGCGCTCGACCCACCAGCGGATCTCGAACATCCAGCAATTCATGGACGAGGACCGCTGGATTCAAGTGGTCGGCACCTACCCGCGCGCCCTCGGCATGCCCGTCGATCAGAAGTTCCTGAAGGTCGGCCCCGACGAGATCCAGGGCCAGTTCACCTACACCCAGCCCGACATGGTCGTGCGGGGCGACGAAAAGATGCTGATGGCCATGCGCGAGATCTTCCTCGCGATCGCGAAGGATCCCGAGCTCCGCCAGCACTTCGACATCGTGAAGATCTTCGAGCCGATCGCGCAACTCGCCGGGATCAAGAACATCGAGGACTACACGCGCGAGACGCCGATCGGCGGCGGCCAGGTGCCGGTGCCCGGGATGCCGGCCTTCGGCGCGCCCGGCGTCGGGGGCGGCGCCCCGCCGGGCCAGCCGACGCCCCAGGGTCCGGTGCGGCCCCGCGTCCTGCCCGACGAGGAAGTGGAGCGCCAGGTCCAGAACGGAAATCTGGTGAGCGCATGAGCGACGTCGAAGATCGCCTCCTCGCCGACGCGCACGCCGTCCAGCGGCTCGCCCAGCACGAGGACTGGGGGACGCTCGATCGCTTGCTCGCGGAGCAGATGGAGCGCGTCCAGAAGGCGCTTCGCGCGCGCGGCCTCGGCCCGGTCGAGACGGAGGCCCTCCGCGCGGAGCTCGACGCCCTCGAATGGCTCCGCAACCGCCCGACCGCGCTCGCCCGTGCGCTCGACGAGCGCGACCGGATGACCGAGGCGCGCGAGCTGGCGCAGGGCGCGCGCCCCGTGGAGGACCGCGAGCGATGAAGGCCCCGCAGGAGAAGCCCCTGGACTGGCGGATCCGCCTCGCGCGCCTCCAACCGAACGGGATCACGCGCGCCTTCACCCGGGTCGAGGACGCGAAGCGCCTGACCCAGGGGCGCCGGATCCGCCGCAAGCAACGCAAAGGAGTGAAGCCGTGACGCCCGAAGAGCTCGCGCCCACCCCCGAGACCCCCGCGCCCGTCGAGACGCCGGCCCCGGAGCCGCGCGAGGCGGCCGAGGAGACGTTCGATCGCGGCCTCTTCTCGAAGATGCTCGATCAGACCACGCGGGGCGGCATTCCCGAGGAGCTGAAGGCCGAGGAGGAGCCGCCGGCGCCGGCCCCGAAGGAACCGCGGGAACCGCGGGAGCCGCGCGAGGCCACGCCCGCGCGCGAGCCGGCCGCCGCCCGCGCCCAGAAGCGCTGGGCCGGGCGATTCGACACGCCCGAGGCGATGGAATCGGGCTTCCAGGATCTCGAACGGGCGCGCCAGCACGCCGAGGGCGAGCGCGGGCGCGCGGAGGAAGCCGCCCGGCGCCTGGAGCGCTTGCTCGTCGCGTCCCTCTCCGGGAAGAAGCTCCCGACGCCCGAGGACGACGGCCTCGCACCGATGGCGCCGCCCGCGCGGCGCGCGCCCGAGCCGCCGATGGACCTCGAGGAAGCCGTCACCGTGCTCCGCCAGGAGCACGAGCGGCTCGGCCTCGCCGATCCCGAGGGCGATCCGCGTCGCTACGCGCGCGCCCTCGCCGTGGTCCTCGCCCAGGACGACTACGCGCGTCAGGCCTACATGGGCCCGACGCTCCGCGAGCTCCAGCGGGAGACCGCGGAACGCAACGAGGTGGAGAAGCTGAAGCAGGACTTCTTCACCGCCTATCCCGATCTTCGGAGCGTGCGCCTCGATCGACTCCGCGCAGTAGCGGTCGAGACCGAGGGCCAGCTCCGCCGGGCGAAGCCGGAGCTCACCGGCGAAGCCTTCGTCAAGGAGTGGTTCGACCTAACCGCTCGTGAGGCCCGCGCCACCTTCCGCACGGAGCCCGCGCCCCAGACGGCGACGGCTCCGCACGGCCGCGCGGCAGGAGCTCGCAGCCGACCCGAGACTTCGCGTGCCACAGGGGCACCCTTCGCGGAGTCGCCGAGTCCGCGTGCATCGGAGCCAGCACTCACGGGCCAGGCCTTTCACCTGGCCCGCGTCTTCGGACGTGGGGCATAGCCCGATGAGGGTCACAGGCGTGGTCCTCGTCACGAGGAGTGTCAAGGGTGCCCCCATTCGCAGGCCTCCGTGGCTCGCGCAGCTACAACCCGGACGCCATCCCGAAGAACTGGCGCGAGGGCATTCTGCGGCTCTACCCGAACGGCGGTGCTAACGGCGGCGCCGTTCTGACCGCGTTTTCCGCGTTGCTCGATTCGGAGATCACCTCCGATCCCGAGTACAACTGGTGGGAGCGTCCGCTCCCCGTCCGCGAGGTGTTCACCGCCGGCGGCTCCGCCGCGGTCACGACCCTCGCGGTCTCCGCGTCGGCCGGCGCGGTCGGCGATCCCGGCAAGCTCTTCCGCAAGGGCTACATCCTCCAGGTCGTCGGCACGGGCGGCACGGGGGAGAAGCTCCTGGTGACGGCGGATCAGACCGTCGGCACCTCCGTCGCCGTGCAGCGCGCCTTCGGCGAGACGGCGGCGGCCATCATCCCGGCCGACGCCCAGCTCCGCGTCGTCGGCAACGCGAACGAGGAAGGGGCGCCGACCGGCACGCCGGTCGCGATCGACCCCACGAAGCAATTCAACTACACGCAGATCTTCCGGACCCCGCTGAACATCACGCGGACCGCGAAGAAGACGCGCCTCCGCACCGAGGACGCGATCGTCCAGGCCCAGATCGAGGCCCTCGAATACCAGGCGCAGGACATGGAGTATGCGTTCCTCTTCGGCGAGCGCCTGGAGACGACCGGCCCCCTCGGGCAGCCGCTCCGCACGACCCGCGGGATCGTCCCGTGGATCCAGACCCTCGCGCCCGGCAACGTCACCACCGTCGCCGGCGCCGGCACCATGAACGAGCAGGAGCTCTTCGCCGCGTTGGAGCCGATCTACCGCTTCGGCTCGACGGAGAAGCTCTGGCTCTGCGGCTCCACCGCCCTCATGGCCCTGAACCGGCTCGCGAAGATCGGCTCGTACCTGAACCTCGAATCCGGGGATGACGTGTACGGGATCCGCCTCCGCCAGCTCGTGATGGGCCTCGGCGACGGGTACATCCGCATGCACCCGCTCTTCAACCTCTACGCCGACTGGCGGGCGATGATCGTGATCATCGACCTGCCGCACGTGAAGTACCGCTACATCGACGATCTCATGTACCTGGAGCACCGCCAGAACCCGGGCGAGGACCAGCTGAAGAACGAGTGGCTGGCCGAGTGCGGGCTGGAGCTCCACCACGCCCAGACGCATGGGGTGATCAAGAACCTCAAGGGCGCGGTCCCCGTTCCGTGAGCCCGAAGGCCGGCGCCTGGCTGACTGCCCCGAACGCTGGGAACTGGCTCATCGGGGGCCAGACACGCCTGGCGCCGGCCTCTCGCCGGTGGTTCGAGACCGATCCGAACGTCATCGCGGCCGCCCGGCAGGAGCCGGGCTTTGTCGTGGAGGAGGACCAACATGGCCGGGTATCAGCTCAAGTCCAATCCGGACGAAGCGGCGCGGAAGGCCAAGCCGCAGATGTACACGAAGAGCCTGGAAGGCGGGCCCCCGTCGACCGAGTACGCGAAGAAGGCGGACAAGACGACCGGGCCCGTGAACCCGCTCTCGACGACGCCCCCGCGGAACCGCCGCGGCGGCGGGAAGTAGGGAAGTCGCCGAAGGAGCTCGCTCGGCAGAAGCGGCGCGGAGGCAAGCGCCGGTGAACCTGAGCGAGCTCCTCACGCGGCTCGACAGCTACGTGAACCGGGACGATCCGGACTACGTGCTGAACCGCGTGCATTTCATCCAGGCCGGGCACCGCTGGCTCGAGCGGAAGTTTCACGGCCGGGAAGCGCTCTTCGCCCGGTGGCAGACGACCGAGCCCCTCGCCGCCTACTCCGGGGTGGTGAAGCTCCCCGCCTGCTACCGGGCGTCCGCGCAGCTCCGCGTGCGGATCCTGCCCGACCGCACGCTCCTCACGCGGATCCCGCCGGCGGCGATCCGCACGCAATGGACGCTCTCGGACGGGACCGTCATCGATCTCCGCGACACGACCGTGACCGCCCAGTGCCCGCTCTACTTCGCCGTCATGGGGCGCGCCCTGGAGCTCCGCCCGCTCGCGCCGACGCCGATCGATCTGGAGATCGAAGGGACCGGCTGGGCCGAGCCCCTGACGAATCCCGACGACGAGACCGTCCTCTCCCAGGAGGCGCCCGACGCCGTGATCTACGCCGGGTGTCGCGAGGTGTGGCTCTTCATGGGGGACGATCCGCAGCGACAGTACTGGGAGAACCAGGCCGGCGCCGCCGTCCAGGAGTGGATCGCCGACCGCATCCACGAAGAGGACGCGCCGCCCCTCGTGATGGACATTCCGGGATGACGGGCTGGTCCCCGCCCCTCGGCGCGAGTGACTGCCGATCGGCCGGCCGCGGGCTGATCCTCGTCGGCCCGCAGTACTGCCTCGGGGCCTGGTGGGTCTGGACCGCGGACCCCGCGCTCGCGACGCCGGTCCTGCCGCCGCCCGTGCCGCCGATCCCGCCCCCGCTCGTCCCGGAGGGCTCGATCCCCTGGCTCGATGACCTGGCGACGCCCTGATGCCGCCGAACGAGATCAAGTGGCTCCAGCCGACCGTGAAGGGCGCGATCCTCGCGCTCGACGGCCCGCCCTACAAGCCGAGCTGGTTCGCGCCCGGGACGCCCGGCCAGGTGCTCACGATCGGCCCGACCGGCGAGCTCCGGTGGGACACCGCCGCCGGCTCGGGCGGCGCGAACCCCATGACGAGCGTCGGCGATCTCATCACGGCGCTCGCGGGCGGCGTGCCCGTGCGCCTCCCGATCGGCCCCGAGGGCAGCTCCCTCATGGTGCAGAGCGGCGTCCCGGCGTGGCTCCCGGCGACGCCGATGACCCAGGCCGGGGATCTCATCGTCGGCGGGCCGGCCGGCGTCGCGACGCGGCTTCCGATCGGCGCCGAGACGCGCGTCCTCACGATCCAGGGCGGCGTCCCGGCCTGGGTCGCGCCGGCCTCGGGCGGGATGACGAACCCGATGACCGCCGCGGGCGATCTCATCCAGGGCGGCATCGCCGGCGCCCCGGCCCGCCTCCCGGCCGGCTCGGAGGCGACGGTCCTCACGATGCTGGGCGGCGTGCCGACCTGGCAGGCGCCGAACGTCGCCGTCGCGGGCTCGGGCCAGTGGAACTGGTCGACGACGCCGACGAGCGGGCCGCCCGTCACCGCCGGCAAGGCCGCGGTCAACAACCTCACGACCCCGACCCTGCTCGTCCTCTCGACGACGACCGATGCCGGCGTCGATGCGACCGGCTACCTCTCGCGCCTTCAGGCGAACGACCTGATCTACCTCCAGGACAAGAACGATTCGACGCTCTACTGGCGCTTCAAGGTGACGGGCGCGGTCACGATCGCCGGCGGCGCGGCGACGATCCCGGTCGCGACGCAGGGCACCCAGGGCGGCGCGCTCAACAACAACCAGGCCGTCCTCGTCACGGTCGGCCTCGGCGGCGGCACGACCGGCGGGATGACGAATCCCATGACGGCGCCGAATGACCTGATCATCGGCGGCGCCGCCGGCACGCCGACGCGGCTGCCGGTGGGCGCGGAGTCGCGGATCCTCCAGGTGTCGGCGGGGGCGGTCTCCTGGCAGCCCTACACCGCCATGTCGAATCCCATGTCGAACCTCGGCGACCTGATTGTCGGCGGCGGACCGGCCGGGGATCCGGCGTTCGTCAACGCCGTCACGGCCGGCGTCCCGATCGCGGACGGCACGGTCAACCTCGTCATCACGGCCGGGGGCAGCTTCCTGCTCTACGTCGCCGCGACCTCGTCGTTCGGGCCATCGTTCACGAACACGCTCTCCAGCGTCACGGCGACCCGCACCGGCGGCGGGCCGAGCCTGACCTTCTCGCCCATCATCAACGGCGTCAACGCCGGCGCGGCCGGCCGGAAGCTCTACGTCTGGGGCTCGCCCTGCGCGGCCGGCGCGGAGTACACGCTCGCCGCGACCTGGGTCGGGAACATCGACCTGGCCCATGCCGTCATGGCCTTCTCCGGCGTGAATGCCGGCACGCCGCTCGGCACGCCGGTCACGGATCTCGACGGCAACGTCAACGGCACCGCGACCGTCGCGGCGCCGGCGAACGCCCTCGCCGTCGACTTCATGAGTGGCGGCGCCGGGCCGACGTTCACGCCGGGCGCGGGCCAGACCGCGATGTTCACGCCGCCGGTACGCGGGAACGTCAGCATCAACGGGACGTACAAGGTCGGCTCCGTCTCGATCCTCATGCAGCAGACCCTCACCGCCTCGGGTGGCGGGAACGACGTCTACGGTGCGGTCGCGCTCCTGCCGGCGACGAGCTACCCGCCGGGGACGCCGCTGCGCCTCCCGGTCGGGTCGAACGGCCAGGTGCTCACCGTCGTCGGTGGGCTGCCGGCCTGGGCGACGCCGGCGGCGGCCGGCATGACGAATCCCATGACGACGGTGGGCGATCTGATCGTCGGTGGGACCGCGGGCGCGCCCACGCGCCTCGCGGACGTCGCGGTCGGCTCGGTCCTCGCCTCGGGCGGGGTCGGCGTCGCGCCGGCGTGGAGCTCGGCCCCGAGCCTGACGAACCTCACGTTGACCGGCCTCACACCAGGCCGCGTCGTCTACCCAGGCTCGGGGTCGATCCTCACCGGGAACAGCGGCTTCGTCTTCGACAACACGAACATCAACCTCCGGATGTTCGGCTCGACCGTGGGCACGAATGGCTCGCGCGTCTTCGCGCTCGGCTCGGTCTCAGCCGTGCGGCCGACGACGCGCCCGGCCGACACGGTCCAGCTCCTGGCGCTCGATCTCGGCGCGGCCGGCACCACGGGGCTCGTCGTCCTGGACGAGGCCGGGCTCACCCTGGAGCTCGGCACCGAGGACGTCGGCGGGACGCCCATGTCGGGCCTCCACCTCACCGGCGCCGATGGCCGGATCTATCGCCTCGCGGGTGGGGGCTACCACTATCCGAACGGCACCGCGCCCGGGACGCCGCCGGCCGGCACCGTCGTCACCTACACGAAGACCGACAAGAAGCTCTACCAGAAGGACGACGCCGGCCTGGAGACGCTCCTCGCCGGCGCGGGCATGACGAACCCGATGACGACGGCCGGCGATCTGATCCTCGGCGGCGCGAGCGGCGCGCCGGGCCGGCTCGGGGTCGGCACCACGGGCCAGGTGCTGACGGTCGTCTCGGGCGCCCCGGCCTGGCAG